GTTAATCATTCCTCTTCCAGTGAGCTCCATAAACATTTTATAATATTTATTTCTTAATAAAGGCAATTTCCTATTAACTTAGGTAACATAAGTGAAATGAAGGATTAATCTAGTAGACCTTAAAACGGCTCTAAATATCCTTACTTACTTAATTATACGTAAGATTAATAATAGAAATTATACTTAATTATCAAAATATTTCAATGTTTCAACATGTTAACATGTGCTCCGATACTTCCTTTCATGAATTGATTAATTCATTAGCGCGAAAAACTCGAAGGAACAACTTGTAAGGACATCAGATTACTTGCAATGGTTGGAGAACCAGAAGGAGTAAAAGTTAATATCATATATCCAGTGATTAGAGCTACAAAAGTATTAAAAACACTTAAAGCAGTTCCACCAGAATTCACGTATGATATTGTTCCCTTATTTTGTCCAGTAACTCCATCAGCGGAAACGGTGCACCCAGATAAACTAGTGCCTGTAAACAAGAAATCAGCAATAACTTCTTGTCCAGCCTGGACGGGAATTGCTAAATTGCAAGGGTTAGCAGTCGTTGCGACTGTAGAAGGAATTGTTGTCACTGGTTGTAATCCCGAAGGATTGCCAGGATAAGCATTATTAACAGGAGTCCCAAAAGGATTAGCTAATGATGCATTTAAATTAGGCGTAGTAAATGCAGGAACACTTAAGTTCGAAGCACTACCCGGAATAAACAATTCAACCTCATAATCAACCCATAATTTTCCCATAGTAAAATTATTTCCGCCGATACCAGATGAGGCAACGAAAACGTTACCTGCATCATATGTCTTGATATCTGATTGATTTCCAATAGAATTAACACCACGAACTACTCTTCTTTTTGTAAAAGTGTTCATAGAGTTCGATTTCAAACTGCAAACGAGACCATTCCAAATATTTCCTTGGACCGTATCAGTAAATGACATTGCAACATTTTCATTTACAGGTGCTGGATCACCGGCATCATAATCTGGAATAATAGAAATTATCCCATTAGAACTCGAAGATATCTGAGAAACGTAACGAAAGTTAACTTTTCTAAACTGATAATATTCGAATGATAATGCTATTGATGACAGCCAAGGAAAGGTCCCTACAACTCCCGGATTCAAGGGAAATGTTCCTATAATCGTAAAATTTCCAGGATTAGAGGAAGGACCAGTCAAACTTTGAATAAATTCAGAGTGTCTGACTATAATAGATCTTTGTTTAGAAGATCGAAAACTTGGAACCATAACTTTCGATGTAGTCGCAAAGTTATTAGGTGCAGAATTATATGAAACCATGGCTAGGCCATTTTCTCGGTTAATTCTTTTATTTTTGTTGTTCTTTTTCTTTGGTTGTTGCTTAACGACAACAACTTGTTGTTTTTCCATGATGAGTTTCTTGGTATTCTTGGGTCTCACCCCTCCGTTTTTGTTCATGGACACCTTAAAAATGGAGATAAAAAGGGACTGTTCATTGTTATTGACCAGGTTTCCTGGCATTCCCGTGCAGTCTCTCGGCATTTATGGATATCGTTCGCCCCGTAGCTCGTAAGCCCAATAGGTTTGATTGCGATTTAGAGAGAAATATCGTAGCTGTTACTTAAAAGTAACATATTAAGCCCAGATAGAAATTTCTCTGCTCTCAATTTAGCACGTAAATCTTTATATGGAAGAAAATCAAAATAACTTCCAAAACGTTTTGGGAATTTTAACCTTAACAACCCACTACCACCGACGTGGCCGAAACAGTTTACCGACGTGTTTAGGTCATAGGGTAGGAAGATTTAGGACTAAAAATTACAAAAAGAAATGTTCTGTCTTGGATACACTTCTTTTAGTGGAAAAACTTTAACATTTTTCACTTTAACCTCCTGGCACATGAGACGATCTTCTAGATTCGAAATATTTGAAAGATTTTTGATTTTTTTATTGATAATTCCTTTCAAATGGAAGGTAAATTCATCGATAGATGGATCTACTAGTTTCTTGATATAATTATATTTAATTATCTCATGAACTTGAGCCGAATTCCAATTATAAAATTGGAACTTGTATCTGTTTCTAAATTCAAACAGTTCGTAGTTTGAATATGGATTAAACGTAAGATCCAAAGCAGAAAAATCATTTATCTCTCTTGGAGATATATTCTTCGGGAATGTTGGAAATTCTAAACCTTGTCCTTGAGACAAGTAAATATCATAGGAAGAAATAGGGTTCTCAATATTTTTCTCTTTTTTCGAGAAATTATACCATAAATGTAAATTTGTTGGTATACCTCTGCTCTCAATATATTTATTATAGAGAACAGGAAAATTGAAATAAGTTCCTCTTAGTTGAGGAACTTCTTCTTCCATAGAATTTAGAAAATTATAATTTTGTTTTTTAAATTCTTCCAATCTATTCCACTCTGCTGAAACACGGCCCATATAAGATTTCGAATCGTCGGCACTATCGATTTTCTCTTTCTTTCCTTTTCCTCGATTACATACAAGACCAAATGGAACGTATGGAATCAAATCTATTCTAGTTTGTTTCCAATTTTGTTCCACTTTTTCTAAGTCCAAAGAGATTTTTCCGATTAATAACTTTTTCGGAATTTGAGATTCAATAATTCTATAAAGTTTCGAATTAATTTGAATCATATCTTTAGAAAAAAGATTTTTTCCCGGCGACGGGAAAAAACCACAAATTGATGTAATTTCTTTCCATTTAAGATGGAATTTGTCAGAACAAGAAAAGAGAATATCGTCCCCATTAACAAGAATACTATCTGAACTTTCTTTAGGAAGTATGCTCTGTATATATTTAAAAATGATATAATTCGCCATACATAATATTGGGAAGGATAAAACATGGCCCATTAGTTGACCATTTTGTTGGATAAAAGCTTCTGGTAAGTTAAATTTAAAACCAGAAGATAAGTTGGATAACCAACTCGTATCCTCTCTACGGAGAGGATTAGTGTAAACAACTTTACTATGTAAGAATGTTTTTCTTATATGGAGTTGTTCTTCTAAAGGTAATTTTTGTATAACAAAGTTAAGAATTAACTCTGAAATATACGATGCTAGATTATCCGTAGCACCCGAAAAATCACCTGAAAGGAATCCCCAATCAGTCGGGATCCCACCACCAACAATGTATTCTATATCCTTTTGCTCTAAAGTATGACCTACTAAATTAAAAAGGCGAAAGCTCTTAAGTTGATCCCATAAGAACTTTTGATATTTCTTCATTCCCATATAATCCAACATAGCCGGACACGAGACAATTCTTCCTTTTAAAGGTTCCAAAATAACTTTTGGATTCACAGTTCCGGTTTGGTTACCCATTCGGAAATATGTGGCTCTTTCATATAGTTCACTATCTGGAAAGCCATACCATGGAAGATCCCGTCTATTTACTGAATAGATAGACTTTGATGGAAAATTGTATAATTCCGTAATCACGGATTTATAGCCCAAAAATTGAGGTTCACGAAGTAGATATACTTCTCTGGAATTAAATTTATTAAGATGTTCTTCAATTTTTTGATCATATAATTGAACTAATTGTTTAAATAACAAGCTTCTTAATTCAATATCTTGAATTTGTCGAATTAATAACTTTTTTTCTTCAAATTCTTGATCAATTTCAGGGACCATGACAATGTGATCCCTATTTAATTCCATTTCGAGAAACTCTTGTCTTAATTCAGAATTTCTTTCTGATATCATATCGTTCTGGTAAGATATCATTTCCTCAACCTTTCCCTGAGAAATTAGATCAAATTTTCTTTTTCTATGAAAATCGATCAATTTTTTCTCCTCAATAGATTCTTCGATTTCGATTGGATCTATTTTTCCATCCATACCAACTTCAGATAACATATGACGATAATAAAGACTTGAAAAAGGCTTATTATCATCTATTTGTTGGATATAATCATCATGAAACTTACGTTTCGAATGAAGAAGTTCAAGCTGCCCACCGGACATCCGACTACTTTCAACTGTTGCATGAGAACTTAACTGTCCTTCCCAGTCAACCAAATTCGTCGGAATTATCATTTTTGAAAAATTCTGTCGAAGGAAATTTGAAATAAAATTTTCCAAATCTATAGAGACTTCGACGTCCTTTGATAGAGCTGTCTTGTGTTTAAATAAAGAAAGTTCTACTTGATGAGGTCTGATCGGAGGTAATGACTTTTTTAAACCTTGGAATAAAGAGTTTAATAATACCCAATTTTTCATTCCTAATTTTTTAGGTTCTTTTAATGCCATTCTTTTCAGAATAACATTAAGAGAATTTGGAAAAATATCTAATGAAAAAGAGGAGTCCTGTAAAGTTCTCGTGATTCGATTGAACCACAAACAGGTCAAGTCTTTGAAATTCGAGGACATTGATCCCAAACTTGAAAGTAAAATTAAACGATCATGAGTCTCAATAAGGTCAGA